GATCATCTCTTGTTCTGTCCAAACATTCATGTACGTCTTTAACATCAGTCTTGAGTTCATCTAACTTTTCGTTTAGATTCTCAACTTTTGTTTCAACAATACCGATTCTTTCTACGGTTGATGCCATTTATTTTTTCTCCGGAACTTTCGTGCCTTCAAGTTTCTTGTGAACTATCATTTCTTTACAGTTCTGTTTCACTTTACCTGTTTTTGCATCTTTAACGGGTTTACCTTCTTTGTCTTTTACATCAACACAAACTTTTTTGGTCTCTTTTGCTTCTGCATAGACTGAAGTTGTCAGACCAAGTGATGCTGCTGAAATGAATAGTGATAGAATAATTTTTTTCATAGTATCCCCTTTTTTGTTTCTTTATTTATTGGTGCAAATTTTTCAGATGCTGTGACACCAAGCCCGACCATTGTTAGATATATCATGCTATCAAACATGAATTGTTTCACTTCAAAACCCCAGAACAAATTTGCAATAAAAGCAACACCACACAATAAGAAAGCAAGAAATGTAACAACTCTCTTGCTACTTAGTGTGCCATTGTGACTATCGTTTAATAATCCATATATCATAGTAATGGTTGTGGTGGTTGTAATGGTGCTGGTTTACCACCAAAACCATTTATGATTAATGGTGTCAATTCTTGTGCCGGTGCAGGTGCATTACCACCACCCATAGGAACGCCAGGTAAAGAAAAATCAAATGCTGGTTCCTTTTTTGGTGGAGCAGTCATTGCTTTCTTTGTTTCAGCAAAGTTTTCCTGTGCTTGTTTGTTCGCAGCAAGCATTGCTTCTTGGTCTTCCTTCTTAGCACCGGCCAACATGATACCAGATAGAGTACCAGTCAAGAATGTTGCAATAGGCACAATTAATTCAAAAAACTTTTGATCAATTGGTGAAATGGCATTGAGTGGTTGTGTAACGAAAATTAGAGAATATAAAACAACAAAAACAATTCCCGTTAGTGTAAGTGCAAGACAAACACCAATGAAGAATTTCAATCTAGCCATCAACTGTTCTTCTGTATAAATGAATGTATTATTTTCCACAATTCGCTCCTTGTGCTGGTGCAGGACAATTCGGTGCAGTTGGTGTGTTCTGCATTGTTCCTTCTGTTCTAGTTGGTGGTGGTCCTAATCTTGGATCACGTTGGCCTTTAAAAACATGTTCTGGACAAGTTCTTGTTACATCACATGTTGGGAATTTACATATATTTTTTTCCCAATTTTCTGGGTTTTGACAGGGGTAACGAAACCTATCACTGCCAAAAAATGCAAGACCTACAGGCAAAGCTATCAGCACCAATAACGATAAAAATAACTTTCTATCATTGACCATATTAAACTCCTAGAACATGTAATGCGTGTTCATAATGTTTAATACGATCTTCAAGACCAATGGTGCCACCATTGATACGCTTTGTTAATGTTACAATGTCACCTTTGTCAGCCCATTGATTTAGTTTATTCGTTTCCCAAAACCAACAAGCTGACTGTGCAGCACCCTCAAATGTCTGAGTATATTCTGCGGCTTCTTCAACAGTAATACCAAGAGAACCAGCAAAAAATGTGTAGTTATCTTTACCAGTCAATTGAATAAGTCCTCGGCCACGATAACGATAACCATCACCTGATGATTCATCACCATTACCCATACGACTTGCGTAAACCTTATTTGCAATCGCCTCTTGTTTGTTTGGACGGTTGCAATATTGATTTGCTAATTCATCTGTTGGAAAATATTTTGGAAATATCTTTCTAAGTGTGGCTGGTCTGTAGTTAAGATTTTCTTGCAACAACGTGAAATTTCCTGATTCATGAGCGCATTGTGCAATAAATGCGGCAATTCTTTGTGGTGTGTTTATTTCATAATCAGGAAGTAATTGAGATAATGCATTATGCCACTGATCAATATAAGGATTTTTTGGTAACAATTTTTTAAGTTGATCTTTTGTGAGTTCCATTATTTTACGCTTTCATAAATCGTTTTTTGAATTTTGTACCATTCAACAATCGCATCATGCTTCACAGCACACTCATAGTATGTTGTATAATTACTTGCAATAACTTTACTTATATCACTTAATTTTGCGTCTTCTTTTGTTTGTTCTAATTGTGGGCATTTAACAAGTAAAGTGTCTGGCATAATAGGAAACTTTGCTTTAACTGGAACAGAAACGGTAGCACAACCTGTTAGAAAGAATGCAATCAAGACAACAAGATATTTCATTTCTTTTTCTCCAGACCCCAAACTCCACCCTCAGGCGCTTTGGCTGCTTCGTTAATCGCTTTTAAAAATTCTTTTGGTATCTCGCACTCACCACCGGGTAAAAACTTAGTATCATATTTTACAACTTCACGATCAACATACTTAATTACTTCTTGACCTTTTTCTTTTATTACTTTTTGTTGAGTGACAACCTTTTCAACAACTTTTACAGACTCTTTTGCACCTTCGGCTTCTGCCGCAGCAAGTTTTACTTCCAATTCTTTTACTCTTGCTTGCCATGCATGTTCGTTCGCAATTGAACCAGACATATAAACACCAACAACAATAAAAATTAAAGACACAACCTGTATAGGTGTCTTATACATGTATAAACCAGGAATTGGTATGAACTTAAGCAAATAGGTGACGATAAACCCTAGTATGCCTAGTGTGAGAATTGCGTAGAAAATCCAGTCAGGCAACCATTGTAGTATCCACATTTTACACCTTCGGTAATTTGCGTTTAAACATATTCATCATAATTGAAGTTTTTTTACTTTTTGGTTTAACTCCTGGTTCACCACCAAGACCTCCAGAACCAGCTACTGCTCCACTTGAAACAACATTTGCTGGTGCAGCAGACATTCCATCTTCTTTGACACAACTACCTTTTGAATAAGGCCTTTTGCCTGGAACTGGCCGGTGGCCTGGCCAACATCTTTCATTTAAAAAATCTTTAAAATTTTTCATATGTTCCTTAATATTTCTGCAGCCTTTAAATCTAAAGGTATTTCAGCTGTTGAAATGTTTTTTCCATTTATGCCGTAAATAAAATCCGGCATTATATCTAGATAACAAAGAAAAGTTTTTAATATATCATAATCTTTTTCATCTATTTTATAAAACAATATTCTAGATGTTGCTTCTGGTCCAAAAACATTGTTTAATAATATGATGTGATTTAATATCAAGCGTTCTTTTAGTAATTTTGTTACTTTATATCTTCTAAAAAGTCTTTTCAAATACTTAGTTCGTTTGATATCTCCTTCAAACTCAGAAACAATGTATTGCGGTGATGTATAACACTTCATTGCATACATTAAAAAATTATTTTCATTCAAATCATCAAACATTTATCGAAAAAAGGGGATGGCTTACGCCACCCCCAGTTCTATTAAGGTGTAATGATTGTTACTGTTGCATTTGAAGATGTTGCAGAAACACCTTGATCTGCGGCTGTAACGATGGCACGAACCACATATTGGTTTGCTGCGGCTGTTTTTGGATAAACAAGCAGTGTTTCTGTTGTTCCACCAAGGTAACCTGTGTTGGTTGGTGTGCTGTTTGCAACATTTGTCCAACCCAAAGCACCTGTGTTGCTGTTGACCTGCCATTGATAAGATAATGTTGCAGATGTATTTCCAGTTAATGTTGTGCCAACAGTAAATGTGGCGGAATTAGCATTAGAAGCACTTGCAAAAACTGTAGCATTGGATGGACTAGCCAGTGTAATTGACACATTTGCATATTGTTGAGCATCACCATCTGGTCCTTTCATTTCTGAAAGAGCTACGAGAACTTCTTGTTGAACTCGACCAGCCCGGCCGCCTGAACCTGTGGTTTTTAATACCCAGCCAGTGTGAACAGTACCATTACCGGCAACATCAGCTTCTTGTGCATCAACACCAAAAAGACCAATCGTTTCTCCAGTTGTATAAACATCAGCTGTTGTATTACCATAAAGTAATGCTACGTTGGCTGCTGTAGGCGCTGCAGCTACAGATTTTGCATCGGCAGCATTTACTATTGTTGAGTTAACGGCCCAATAAGGCGCGTTAGCTGCATTGTCATTATTTCCCCAAGACGACATTTTTATTCTCCTTTTAACCGAGGGTTATGTTTATATTTATCTTTTTAAAGGATCAGGTTTCCCTGGTCTAGGTTTCATCATCGGATCAATTTCTATTGTATCTCGATTTGTTCCCGTCATTGTTTTGCCACCCCTTAAAACAAAAGCTGCGTCTGATTTTTCACCATATTTTCCGCCTTTATTTTCTTTTTCGTGGTCGTATAATTCTTCTTTGACTCTCTTTTTTTTGTAAATTGACTTGATCATTCTCGCAGATTTAGTCATTTCACGTTTTCTTGTTGGTAAAACATCAGTATCTACTTCTGAACCAACAGTTTGTGTGGCTGCATAAGGATCTTGAAATTTATCTTCTTTTACAGACTTCCAACCACCACCTTTAGACTTATACCATTTTGATGCCCAACCATTTGCATATGCTGATGGATAAACATCAAACTTAGAACGAGCCATAGATTTTGCTCTTGACCAAAGTGATGGATTGGTGGGTTTATTCTTTTCATTTAGTTGATCAACTTCTTCACCTAATTTACCTTTGCCAAAATTGGATACATTAACCGGTTTACCACCCTTACCAGAACGATCTGCAACTGGATCATGTTTGCGTTTTGCAGCAACGGCAGAAGCTCGTTCACTCTTACTTAATTTGGCACGTTTCTCATTAGACATACATTTAGGTTTTGGTTCACCGGGTTCTCTAGCACAAGGACCTATGGCTTCACCTTTGCTATTAATTCTTTTCCAACCACCTTCTGGATGAGATTTGCTAAACCATTTGCGTAAATCTTCATCAACTTGTTCAACTTCTTCTTTTACTCTTGCTTTAGATTCTGCGCTCGCAGCACCCATATTTCGTTTTGTTGCTTTTCTAAACTTATCAAGTGCAGTTTGCATAGACTTTGTAGAAGAACGTTTAGATGCTGCATCACCTTGTTTACTTAATTTTTCTGCATCGGCTCTTGCTTTGGTTGCATAACTTTTTAACGTGCTTACATCAAGTTCATCAATCTTTAATCTCTTTCTTCTCCAAATTTCAGAACGATTTTGAGCGTATTTTTCCCAATCTTTTTTAACAGGATTTTTTATTTCTTGTTCTGTTATAATATCAGTAATTTCAAAATGTTCTTTTAATCTAGTGACGAAAGAATAGTCTTTCATTGTCAAGACACCCTTATTACGAATTTGTATTAACTTTGTCACAACATTGTGCAAATCCATATCCGTCTTTGCATCTTCACGGGAATATTCTAAAACACGAATTAAGAATGGAATATCAAATGTAACAACATCTCTTTTATCAACATACGCTTCTGTTTTAATGGATACATCAGATAAATGATCATTTTTCCATTTTTTAAATTCACCAGTTTTTGAATGTGCGACTTTTTGATCTTTTGTTGCAAATTCAGGGTTGATGCCTCTTGATTTCAGATATTTGTTTAAATAAGCATCTTCCGTAATATTTGCTTTTGCTGACCAAGGATCATTTGGATCGGTGCCAAATGTTGGCTTACGATCTTTCAATATTGTCTTGATTAGTTCTGACTTTTTCATGAAAATACCTTATTCAGAAGTTCCTGCTTTTCCCATCATTTCACTTTTTAATCTTTTTAGAGATTTTTTGGCCAAATCTTTTGCATGAGCTAAGGGTTTACTATCACCGTTTGTGAGAAAAGGCACTGTGTCACTTTCTGGTCTTTTTGCTTCTGTTACAACTTCTTCATTTTTAGCTGCCTTTGTAGCAGTAGCATACATTACTGATTTTGCTTTTTCACCGTAACGCTGTTTGAACCCTTTGAAAGATTTTTTCATGCCTTTAACGATGCGCTCTTTTTCTTTGGTTTCGCCTTTGGTTAAAGTACGCTCATCAACCTGTTCAACTTCTTCCGATGTTGGTTTAACACCAGTTACACGATGATGCGCTTTCATCATATCTTTTTGATCTTTTTTCGGATCTTTGCCGGGCAAACTCGCCATCTTTTTTGCGAGATATGATTTAACTGTTGTTTTTTTCAACTCATCAATCTGTTCAACTTCTTCTTTTTTCATTGGCTCATCTTTAACAGGCTTTCTAGAATAAACAGTACCTGTAGAGATTTTTTTGGAATCAAAACCAGCCTTTTCGCCTGGTTTTGTAGGCAATTGACTCTTGTAGTTTTTAACATCAAAAGGATTGTTTGATTCTTCGACAGCATCTTCTTTCACGGCTTTCTTTTCGCCACGAAGAATCTTGAAGTCGTGAGCATCAATCTTGTTGTTTTTATTTTTGTCTATTTTGTGCTGATCGCCTTTTAGTGCTTCTTGTTGTAAAATTTCTTTCACAGTTAAAGCGACAGAATCGAATTTTTTAATGTTAATCATTTTTTTTTTCTCCGTTTAGCAGTTCCATTTACGTAGGGATTTGTTTATTCTTGAATTTGGATCTTTTGCAGTTTTTGCACTAGTCAATCTTTTTTTCATACCACTCATTCTAGCGCAAAACGATTTTCTTCGATTTGCCGCTTTTGAACCCGGTTTAAGTTTTGATGGTTTTGTTGTTACAGCCATTGACAACTTCGAACCTGGATTTTGTTTACGATAAGAAGCGATACCTTTTCTGTTTAGTCCACCAGACGCAGACTTACCTTCTTTCCTTTGCCATGCTGGAGTGGCTTCATCAACCTGTTCAATTTCTTCTTTTGCAAGTCTACTAGCAGCACGACCCAATCCAAACATTCTTTTTCCTGCTTTGTGAATTGCATCTTTTTTAACCTCTTTGGCACTTGTTTTATTAGCATAAATCTTAGAAATTTGTTTAGCGTTGCCTATATCTGCGACTTTACCACCTAAACTTTTTCCTGCTTTAAGTGCATAACTTGTTAGAGTGTCTTTAGACAATTCATCAATCCGTTCTGCTTCTTCCTTTACTTTATATCTATTTTGTATTTTGTAATTTGCTGTCTGAATGCCTTTGATTCTTTTTTCTTCTTTGTTTCTATCACCACCAATCAAGGCTTTATTTGCTTTTGTCTGATATCTTAGAAGTGTAGAAGTTCTAAGTTCATCAATTTGTTCGGTTTCTTCTTTCATTGTTTTTAGATGATCACCTTGAGATTTAAAATGATCATGTTTAGCCATATGTAATGCAAAACCATCTTTATCACCCATCATCAAAGAATGTTCGGCTTTTTCTTTGTGTTTTTCAGCCATTTCTTCGTGATGATCTTTTTGCCTCTGCAATTCAGATTTATCAACTTCTTTTGAGTATTCTATGAAAGATTTCATTTTTTTCTCTTTTTTATAATTGTTGTTGTCTGACCTAGTTTATCTTTTGGATTTTCCATCGGTTCTTTATTTGTTGCACCACCCAAAACACCACCAACTCCCATTTCATTATCACCTGGATCATTGTGTGATTCTTTCACCGCATATTCTTCTCTGTATGTAACATCACCCAGTCCAGACATTGGATATACCGTGCCTTGTTGACGAGTATCAAATTCAGGTCCAATGCTTGTTACATTTCTAAGCCTTTGATTTACTGTTGGTGAATCAGTTAGACCTCTTTTTTTGCTCTTGGTTTTTTCTTTGTCTTTGCTGAAGTTACTTTCTTCTGGCTCTGGGTTGACTTTGATGGCTTCACTGTAAGTTTTGAAGGTGTAGGTTTTTGTTCTTTTTGGGGCGTCCCACTTGATACTGTCGGCGTTGGGATCACCGGCTCTGTTGTCTGGGGTAATGTCTCCTGGACCGGCTGCGGCTGGGCCACTTCCGGCTGATATTTTTGAATATCTAGAGGATGTTTCTCCGTTACGCTTGGCTTTGTAATTCTCAAAAAATCTAGAATTTTTCTTATCATTTTCATCTTCCTTAATATAATCGTTTATACCATTGATTTTTAACCAAGAGAACGCAACTTGATTATAGTTATTGCTCTCAATAAATGTATTTATTTTTTTATAAGTATCAGAAATATCTTCTTCAATTTCTTCTAAAGATGAACTATTATTAAATTCTAAGAATTCTTCGAAAACGTTTTGATAACTTTCTTTACATACTTGTGAAAACTTCCACTTTTCATATCTGATTGATTCTGAAAGAGTTTTTGTCAACTTTTCATTTCTTTCTTTACTAGCTTCATTTGTTGTATTAACGAAAATCATTAAAGTGTCGTAACCCAATTCTTCAAGTTCTTCTTTGATTGTTATCATTCTATTTTGGTCGTCCGCTGGTCCATTAATAATCAACGGACCTCTATTACGAATACCTTCTCTGCGAAAATCGTTTGTTTTTTCAGACAACTTAACTTTGTCCATTAAATAATCAAAAGCTTGAGATGAATTTAATTCAACAGCTTTAGATTCAGCAATTGCTTCTCTTATGATAATATCTTTACCGGAACCAGGACCACCAGTCACAAAAATGGCTTTAAAGACACCTCTGCTATAGTGTTCATTTATTCCCATTCCTGATCTAACGTCCCTAAACAATTCTTTAGCATGTTTTTCTGGAACATGAGGTGGAACACCCTGTTTAAATGAATTGAAATCGTTATTTTTTGCATGTTCACGCATTTTAGACGCAGACATACCTTCGGCACCTTCTGCATCAGGATCTCTCTGGCCAGCAGATTTGACTTCTATTTTTTTAAAATTAAACAATGAACCTTTTCCGACTCCATTGTATTGTTTTAATTTTTGTTCATATTCTGATACTCTATCCGATCCGGCAACCATGATTAAGTGGTCGTGTCCGGCGCCGTGTAGGTCGGCCGCATGTTGCAAAAATGTTGGTTTCTCTTTACTTGATGAAACAATATTAGTATTTGGAAAAAACCTTTTTGCATGTTTCAATTTTGATGCAACATTTAATGGATTCTTTTTTGCATCAATTGAATGTGATACTATAACATGATGTGGAGCACGATAATCATTCGCAATTTCTTTAACCTTGTTAACCAACTTTTCATGGCCTATGGTTGGCGGATTCATACGACCAAAAGCCATGACCACTGGTTTATTGGTTTTAGAATCGGATTCTAATTTTTCTAAAAACGATTTCATTTAATCTTTGTGTCCTAAAGTCTTCTTAAAATTGAATAAATCTTCATCTTTATCTAGATCATGTGTACTCTTGTTTAGACCGGCCTTTCCATCAGGATGAAATGCTACTGTTCGAGCAGATTTATTTCCTTTTTGTTTTTCTCTAATTCTCCAAACACCTTTACCACTAATGTTTGGCAAACCATGACCTGTTTCATCTTTTTTACCAACACTATATGTGCCATAACCACCAACTTGTAAAACGTGTACATGGTGGTCTTGTAAATATGAATGAGCTGGTTCCAAATTTGGATGTTTTATTTCAATTGTTTTTGCTCGGCCAGATTCTGTCGTTTCAGCTTTTTCCGGCTCAGGATGATGTTTATTCATATGTTCAAGTATACCGGATTTTTCAATTTGTTTTGCATATAATGGTCTTTTTTGGCGAGCTGCATCACCAATATGCCAACCTTTTTCAGTTGTATGGTGTATTGTTAGTTGTCCCATAGCTGCCGTCACACCATCTTTTGTTTCACCGTTCAACAAATCTCCTGAAACAGAGCCCGGATGAAATGTTTTCTTTTTTCTATTTTCCACTGCAAAATCGGTTCCAGCTGTTGATCCGGCACCAGTTAAATGTGAAGGCATGATGCCATGTTTTTTCAATCTTTCTACAAATTTATTTTCATAATCATGGCCCTTATTACTTGGAGCTTCACCTGGTTTATATAATTTGGAAATTGGTATTATATGTTCTTCTCCAACATGATCTAATGCATGTACATGAGTTTTTCCATCGTATTCATGAACTTTTTTTATTTTTATTTTCGAGCCGGCCGGCAAATCACGATGATCTGAAGCTAGTGTGTGTGTGAAATTGTTAGAGTTAATATACGGTGTAATATATTTTTTTACATGTTCTTGTGCAGTAGAACCTGTAGCCGTCATTTTTCCTCGACCCTCTTTCAATAAAAATGCGTTAAATGATTCTTTGATCGGCATTTAAATATTCCTTATACCAGCAAAATTTCTACGAGAAAATTCTGCGCGGTTTACAAATTTATCAGTTTCATTGTTATGATGGAAAACATAACCTTCAGGATTTGCATCTTCATCACCATGTTTATGTTGAAATTGTTGATGTTGATTCATTACATTTATTAAAACATTTTTTGCATTTTGTAGGTGATTATGTAGTTTGAATATGTTATTGTAGTGTTTTTTGTTTCTTTCGATTTTATCCAACTCATTTTTCAGTTCGGATTGTTTTGCGGTTTTATTCTTTTCAACCTTCAACTTATCTATTTCTTTGTTTTTCTTGGCTTCCAACCACTTACTAAAATTTTGATGATTCGGTGTTTCACCAGTGCGAACAGTATGGTTCATGTATGTTTCTAAATGTCCGCCAATTCCATGATGGGTTGAGGTTCCAGCATACATGTCATTGCCATGAGTGTCATGTATCGCCTGTGCAGCCACAATGTGTCTGTTAAATTCTTTTTTATTTTTTGCACCAAAATGCACTTTACTTGTGTCCATTCTAGGATCAACAGAGTACACATCTGGATGTTTTTGAAACTTCTCATGATTGACTTCATGTGAGGCATTTAAATTTGTGGAATCATCACCATGATATGATAGGTGTGTGACAACCCCAATTTTAGCTTTCTTGACAGCATTAGACTCATCGCCATGAGCAATATAAGTTAAACCAGAAGGATTTGGATGAAAAGATGTGGCGCCATTTTTTTCCTTGACTTTATCAGCAATATCTGTACCGAACATCATATCACCCTGATACACACCTTCTTTTGGTGCTATTTTTGGCAAATGTGTTAAAGCATCTTTTAATTTTTTAACCAATCCAGGTGCATGGCCATGGTTGTTTTTTATATCTTCTGGTGTATAGTTTATTTTTGGTGTTTTGTTGAAAGCTGATTTTGAAGCCACAAAAAACTTGCCATTTTTTGGATGGTATCCATAAACAATAGCTGGTGAACCATCATATTTGGTAGTTAACTCTGATGTTTTTTTACCTTTTGAGATATGATCCGCAGCGGCCATTAGAGAAGAAATGGCACGTGAAGTGCCTCTTTCACCTTTTTGCAAAGGGCGGTCTTCCACATGCGTCAGATGTTTAATCTGGCGGCTCGCTCCTTCCTCAGGATCTTCTTGTTCGACTAAAAAAGTTTTGAATGATAGCATTGTATTTTGATAGGAATTCAACACACTTTGGTTGCCCGTGGATTTATTTATATATTATTTTATCATGACTAGTTAAAATAATGAAAAAATCGATTTAATACATAGTAATCAATAATGTTCGGTTTTACCGTTTCCTGCCAACCAACCCCAACAATTTAAATCGTTGAATTCGATTAAATATTTTTTCGGCACATTAACATAATGTGCATGTTCTGTGTCTGCAATGCCATTTGAAAGTAAATTTAGATTTTTCTGTATAACTCCTAAATAAGAATCCAATAATGAAGGACAAAAAGAAAACATTCTTGTGATTAGTAGATGGTCAGCACCATGCACTATGTTGTTTGTCCATGTCGGTATTCTTTTTTTAAAAACATATTTACCAAAAAGATTATCATAAGCTGAAATGTTAAAGTTTTTTTCCAGTTCTGACCTGGCAGAAAACTTAAATATTCTTTTGGTGTCACTTAAAATTACACTCAATTGAGGATTGTTTTTTAATGTTAGTAGTGTAGAAAACAACAAACAATTTTCACCATGACTTTTTAAACCGTTAACAGCACAGTATCTTGTGTTTGGTTCTTCTGATAAATCCAGATAAACATTGCAGAGACTTGATATTTTTGTTTTTTCAGAATTTGAAATTGTTCTAACTGAAACATCGCAAAACAAAACAACTGCTTCTGGTAAAACGTTTCTCACAGATTCTAGTGTTTGTATCGTTTGTTCGAATCTTTGTTCATCATTAAACACACCTATGTTTGGTTTTAATGACGATGTGATTAAAAATAAATTTTTATTCGGTATCATAAGAAATCACTCAAGTTATCTGCATTTCGATGTATATTGATGGCTTCTGCTCTTGGATATGGATTTGCATTGTTATAATCATTGATTAAGATTCTTTTACTGTTTTGCAAACCACAGATTAAGTTAAAGCTTTTAAACCCCAATCGATACAACATGTCTCTTGTCAAAGACGTAAATTGATTCTCTCTTGCTGAAGTGAATATGAATTGTGCACCATTATCTTGCATTTCCAAAAGTTTGTCAATGTTTTTTTGTAGTGGAACAGGTTCTTTTTTGGATTCCAAATCTAACCTAGATTGTGCAATAACAATTGTGCCATCTATGTCGCAAAAGATTACTGGTTTATCATTGAATTCAAACCAGTCTTGAGCTGTTCCCACATCAACATAATTTGTTACATCTTTTTTTGTAAACACACAACTTTGATCTAACATATGCCCAATGATATCGGAAACAAATATTTCACCACTCATTTGTGATACAAATTCGAAAGATTTTTTATATTGTTCTGCACTTTCGAACTTATAACCACCAACACAAAAGGTGTCGGAGACAACTTGTTTCTCTATTATGTTTGTAACGATGTCTTGTTCATTTACAATAACAAAACTTTTCGATGCGAGTTTTTTTAAAACTTCATGTTTTGATATGTTTGAAACACAGATGTAATTTCCTTCTGAAATTTCGTGGTCAAAAAAACTGTCACAGTCTTTTACCAAAAATTCTCCTTTTACATTAGAGTTTTGTAGTATTTGATACACTGTGTCGGCAGGACCTCTTGTTGGTCTGTCTATTATTACATAGTTAATGTTGTCGGGATACTCATAACTAATTTGTTCAATAACATTATATTTTTCTTGATGTTCTTTCAATATACCAATATTAATTTTATAACCTTTTTTTCTAAAATAATTCAAAGCATTCATTAACATCATTTCACCTTTGTAATCATACAAAAGGTATTTTGGTTTCATGTTTGGAAATCTGGTAGAAAGACCAGCTGCAGGTACAATTATTTCCATAATCTTCTAATCTCTTTCATAATAAATTGATTTTCGAAATCTCCAGGCTTTGTGTGTAGATAGACTCTCAATAACATGAGTATCAATAAATTGTCATCAAAAGCTTCAGGATAATTTAATTTTAGTTTTTGTTGTAAATTTTGTAACTTAACTTCCAATTTAATGTTTGTGCCGCGCAAGAACCATTTACATTCCAAATCTTGCCTCAGCTTTGCAATATCAAATATGAAAGAGTCATATTCTATAGTTACTGGATCAATTAGGTGAAACCCAGGATCTGTATATAATATGTTTTCTAGTGTTAAGTCACCATGATAGGTTGATTGAGGTAACTTTTTTGGTAATTTTGAAATAAATTCGTCT